CCTGTTAACACCACCAGAAGTATTATCATTATTTGGTATTTCCACTACTATCTTTGTTATTAAGTGCACTATACATCATATCGGTTAGGTAAATGACAAACATAATATTCAGGAGCCGGTATTTTAACCATCTTAAAAGGTATGAGCGTATTTATCATCACAAAATCGTGCATATAAGTATTGCTTTTCCACCATGCGTTGATACTTCTACGGTGTGAAATATTGCTTGTTCCGCATTCACCAGGAACTATCCTTGATTCATGTTCCGTAAATCCCTTTATCTTTCTGTCCCAGTAATAGTCATTGTAGAATACCCAATCAGCATCGCCAAAATTATCGTTTATTATCTGTAAATGATTCTCACCAATTTTGTCGTCAATATCGAGGTAAGTTATTATTTCCCCTTCTGCCTTGCTTATCCCTGAATTACGCACTGTCCCTGACCATAATTTCTGTTTTTCTATTTCCAATAACCTTATTTTAGGAAGGTTCTCATAAAAATAAGGGGCAGCTATTTCAACGGTACGATCACACCCATCAGCAATGATAATGAGTTCCCAGTCCGTAAATCTCTGCCCCAAAACGCTTTCTATGGCACGTTCAATCTTTACTTCTCTATTGTTAGCTGCATTTCTGTAATGACCCAGATAAGAGGGCATAATAACTGAAAATCTCATTTACGTTTCTTTTTACCCATTCGTTTCTTTTCGCTCAAAGCTATTGCAATAGCTTGTTTCCTGCTACTAACTTTCTTTTTTGAACCACCGGATTTTAATGTTCCTTCCTTAAACTCCCGCATTACTTTGTGGACTTTTTTATCCCCTTTGGATTCTTTTTTCATGTCTTATTCGTTAGCTAACCAATTAATACTGTGCATACAATTGTAACCTCCGACAGCCACAAGGAAAGGCAAATCAGGAATCTTACCTTTCCAGTATATACCATCGAACCTTTTGGCATCAGTCCTCGTATAGATACCTCCTGCGTGCGCACGACAGAAGGGGCGTGAATCTTTTACCAATCCTCCTTCATACAGGAAATGCGTCAGCCCACGTTCATCAGCGATATACAAAGCAACGATATTCATAGCCTGTGCCACGCTGTCATAAGCATACCTTCTATAATAAGAAGCCAGCATACTTTCCTTATCCCCACTCTTAAATAAAGGATGTACATTACGCATGAATAAATTGAACTTCTGTCCTGTGCTTACCGATTTAATGATATAGTCATGGAATTTCTGCCTTAACACGCCCATCCTCCCAAGTTGATCCAGATAGCCTCCTTTGACGATTTTACCCTCTACAAAGCCAATCATCTTCCCTGCAAGTTTAACTTCGTTACCGACAGGCTTAATGCCCTTAGATGAGAAGTCTGCTATCGTCATTGTCACCCCGTCAATTATTTTCTTTCCCAGAAAAATTAAAAATGCTGCAATGAAAGTTTTATAAGCATCATCAAATACCCTGTCACTTTTATTTGCCAGCGAATAGTTATCCGAGATATTTTTAAGTGTGGTATCATCAATGGCAAAATCACTAAGGTAATCAGATACCAATGAATCCATATCAGATTCTATCCCTGAAACCTGCGCTTCGAGTTCTGCAAACGTATCTTCTATATATTTTGATGTCATCAATTATTAAATACTATCATTGGTATCTGTTCATTGCGAGAATCTTGCATAATCTTGCTGAAATCTTTATAGGAAATGTCAAGACAATATCGTGTGCCTGCATTTTCTATCTCTACAAGTACCTGGTTCCCGTCACCTTCGTTCCATAAAACGACAGAGTTAAGGTCTATGGTAATCATAGATGTTTCATACTGATCCTCTAATATTTCTTCATCATAGCCCCATAATGCTTTAAACTCCCTGAAGTTTCTTATTTTGTTGGACATCTGATTGTGTATTTGTTGATGATGTTTCATTAAACTCTCCCATTACAGGAATTTCCGGTTCTTCGTCTTCTACTTCCTTTATAATTTCTTCAACCTTTTTCTGTATAAGTTCCCATTGTTTATCTCTTGACAGGTAATAGAAATCTACTGTACCAGCCTGTTCAAGTTCTATCTGGTCAAATACCTGCCCGAAATTAGCATAGAAAACCTTTGTGAAGGTCGTTACATCAGTGCCGGTAACGATCAACTTTATCTCATCAGGGCTTTTACCGCTGAAAGGGAAGAAACTCTGCTTTACATTATATTTAAGTAACGCTCTTTCATCTTCTGAATAGATTATAGATGCTATGTCGCCTTCAATAGCCATCTTAACAAATTCCGAAGCCCTTGCGTCACCAACCATCTTTAAATCCATGTACAGGTCGGAAAGAGATTTCAGTTTGAAATCTTTGCTGAAATGATAAAATGCTACCAGCCCTTCGTCAAGGTCTGTCACCTCGGCAACGGTAGTAACTAAGAAGTACCATACCTTTGAATAAGCCTGAGCAACTGGATAAAGACTATCATATACATTCTGTAATGATATATTCTTACCTGTGGCTGTTTCACTAACTTCTTTCTTGCTGAATAACTCGGTGTTGAAAACGGCTTCTTTAACATATACTGTTAGGTTATCTATATACTCTTTCTGGAACGTGACCAAATCAACAGGCGGATATTCATACCTTATTATATTAGAGAGGTCAATCATATCTGCCTTGTCTTTAGGCATCGCTATGGTTATGGCTTCCTGTGCTGAGGTTATGATCTCGTACCCTGACCCGTGACAATGCCCGCATATTGCACCTTCAACAGTCATACCATCACGGCAGTCTGTTGCCTTGCAACGTGCGCTGTACTGTATCTTCTGCGGAAAGGTATGCAATGCCATCGTGAGGTCAAGTTCACTGTTGGCTTTAACCATCTTTAATAATATAGGTGTAGCTTTATCCAGAGGACTGACAAAGGTGCGTCCATTGGTAGCCAAATCCCTCTTAAACCCTACCCTCTTTGCCGGTACATAACCCAGGTTATGAGCAGGAAAGATTGTGATGAGGTAAACTTCCCTTTTGGTAGCATCTTCCACAAAATAATCACCGAAGATAAATTCCCCGTTCATAATGCCTATGTTGTTGGCTTGTATGACCTTCATAGCGTCCACTTCTTCCAACTCGGTGAACTTTATCGTCTGATCTTCACCATAGATAGTGTAACTCTCCGTCTTTACCGTTATATCTTCACGTTTTTTCTTGTCCCATTTCACCGTTGTCTTTTCCTGTTCGGAAACAAGATACTGGAGGTCGTTGTTCTTGTACTCGAACATGACAGCCGATTTACAGTCCACTTCAAAAGGATAGGGCGTAGCACGTTCCTGTGTGTTATCGAAATCCTTCCATTCAGTAACGACAAAAGCATTAGGGTCAATGAAGTTTAACTCAAACCACCGCATATTCATGTAGTCGTCAAGGGACTGATCACCCCAAAATTCCAGAAGCAATCCGTTTAACTCCTTCAACCGGGCTGTGTCATTATCCTTGTAACCGATGTTTCGTTGTACGGAATTGCTTCGTGGAACTTTGTAAAAAATATCCATCACGTTCTGGGAAACAGTCTTTGTGATATGCTGTGTCAGTCTTTTACGTTGTTCAAACATCACCAGGCTCTCTCTGGGCGTGAACTGGTGTAACAGTTCATCCATGTCCTCACCTGTGACAAGTTGGGTATAAAGTTTAGACAATGCGCACACCCGTGCGTAATCTTTATGCTTTTCGTCCCTGCGTATTATTTCTGCAAGACGGATGATAAGTTCACTGGTCGTCATTTTCGGTAGTTTTTTTAGTTCGTTTTTTATGTTCCCCGATAGTTTCAAATACCACATTGACAGGGGCAGCGTCAGACTTCTGGTCTGAACGTTGGTATTTTGCTAAGACAAATTCGCTGTAATCTTTAAAGGCTGTCAAAGCTCCTTTTGGGTCATCCTTGCCAACGGCTTTCAACCAGGGCCCAAGATTAGGTAAGTTATCTACAAGGGCAGCACGGATAGCTTCCCGGATATTATCAACATTCTCTGCTATTTCTTCTATGGCTGCATCGGCTACTACTATTTCTGTCTTAGGTCGGATATGCCTCGGCCCGTTACCTTTGGGTCTGCCTCTGCCATCTTTCCTCTTTTCAACGTATGCCATCTACTTAAAGTATTACTTTAAATGAACTGCAAATATAAATTGATAATTAAGCATTTAAACATTTGTTGATAAATTTACATGAAGTTCTCAAATTGTGTGGAGAAAGCCTCACAGATCATATAAGTTACAGTATCAGAATGATGTCCGTACAACTCATAGATAACCTGTGACTTAGGATCACGCTTTACCTGCTTCTGTACAGAACCATCCATAGCTTCTATCAATGACTGAAAATCCAATATTGTCTTTTTGCACTTCTGGTCAATGCTTAACTCCATATTGAACCCGCCAAAAAGTAACTTGTTGATGAACCACCGTCTTTTCCTTACTAAAGGATTTGCCTTCGGCACACGCATAGAATAGTTATGCAGGTATTTGCTCATCGAACTCTCTACAATATCCCAGTCAGTCACGTTGCTCCTTGTGTCCCTGGTCTTACCGGAGGCATCACCATAGAGATAAACACCGTACTTCAGTTCGTACCTATACTTTATTATTATCTCCTCACATAAACGCTCACTGGTATTATAAGGATTAGGTAAGGCAAATTCATCCAGGACATTGATGAAGAAATAAGGCTTAACACCTCCACTGCCATCAGGTATCTCACGCTTTATGATCTGTGAAACAGTAGCAGAAATATAAGGATTAACGTTGAAGTCAATAGAGATATGTATAGGCATCTGGTTAACATATTTCA